AATTGTATTGTAATAGTTAGATTATGATTGGCGGACAGCATATTTGACAGAAATATAATACATGATGATATTTCAGTCATAAAATGAAATTGATATAGAACTCAATTAAAGATCTTTAATTGACCCTTTGGACAAAGTTGGATTATGCGTGAAAAATTTGCGAATTGTGATTGATATTGCTCTCATCATCTTTATCTTCTGTCATTTTACGCTCTTAACAATCATATTTCATAATTACAAATCGATTTGTAATTGTGATCATAATTTAGTCATAAACTAATTTTGTTTGAATGAACAATGTGCGATTATGGGAATCCTATCGCTACATAAAAACAAGTAATCGCAGTCGTAACATTCGCATTTGTTTGGGTATCAAATTTAAGATATGAAAATCCAGTTGTTGAAGTACTTGATATAACAAATACAACCTGATCATAAGCTCCTCCTTGTGCGTTTTGTAAAAATACAAGTGGAGCATTAGGAAACGCTTTATCAAATGAAATATTTCCAGTAGTTTCTCCAAAATCTCCAGTTTGAATTATTGCGTTGTTCGGCAAACTTAACAAGGCTTGAGCGGACATTATATTATTCTAAAGATAATAATTTATGGAATCAAAAAGCAAAAGGTCAAATCCATCGGAAATTCTGTCATGAATATCATTTCATAATGATCTCTTTTATTATCTATTAATATTTTCATTTCTTCTAAAGTATATCCTAATCTAAATAATTGACAGAATATAATACAAGCTCGTCCGCATATTGAAGAATCAACTCCATATATTTGTTTAGTAGATTGATACTTGGTCTTATTATAAATAGTTTTCATTCCACTATTTTTAATTAAGTCTTTTAAAGCGTTATGTTCTTCTCCTAAAATTCTTTTCATCATTTTAGTAACATAATTTAATTCATGATCAATTGAAACTCCATATGAATCGAACTGAATAATTACATCGCCTCTCCTAGCTAGTGCGACAAAGTGACCAGTATTATAGGTATTTTCTACTAAAATAATACAGCAACATTTGTCTTCTGGAAGAATATGATTAATATGTTGAATATTATCTAGTTCTGAATATTTAAAAATAGGAAAAGTATGACCTAGATAACGCCGTATATCACTATCCGTAATAAATTGAGGTAATAAATCTATAGCTCGTTGAAAATCTAATTCTAATCTTTTATCTGGAAGAAATGATTCTGACATATAATAATAAGATATTTATTATTATTATATTTTACTTATTATCTTCTGTTGATTTCTTATTACCGGTGTACCCAATGAAAAGACCATCAATATGTCTATAGACTTCATGACTAAATGTTGGATGTTCTGATTTAATAAGAATTATTTTATCATAATCATTATCTTCTTCATCTTCTTTAATAACTTTAATCTTTTTTACTTTTGGAATTTTATTTCTCATATATTATTTATTTTTATATTTATTTATGAATAACGAATTCAAATATTCTATATTATAATTTATATCTGGTGAAAACCATAATATGTACATTGATAATAAACTAGGAGAAGGAATTAAATTTGTTATTAATTCATATTCTATTTTATTAGCAATATGTCGTTTTATATAAGAATCTCTTTTTTCTTTTGAAGCTCCGTCTATATAAGTTTGAGGATGAGTGCCATCAGAAAATTCTTGACCAAAATTTATTTCTTTACCATCATCAAAATATGCCTTAAATCTCTTTGTTAATCGATTTGATTTTTCAATTTTAATTATCTTCATTATATATTATTATACATTAGATTTCTTTTCTTCTGGGTGTGATTCCATTTCTAAAATATCTTCTTTAACTTCCGCTTCTGTATTTCTTTCAATCTTGATACAACATACATCTATCTTTGAACATTTTGATTTATAAGCATATCTCACTATTGAGAGAGTAAACGCTATTAATGCGGTGTACAGGCCAACATAGAATACCTCAGACATGGAAACCATAATATATTACTATATTTTATTAGTTGGTATAAATTGAATAGTTGCTCTTATTTTGTAATCGTTTGTTTGGTCGCCAAACCACCAAAGATTTAATTGTAAATCATTTATTTGAGGAGCAGTATTTGAATATTGAGTAAAGTCATAAAAATCACTATAACAAATAGGCATAGGATTTTGAGAAGTATTTGTATATTGAGAAGGATTGAACCAATTTGCCCAAGGTGTATTTTGATTAAAAGCAAAACCATCATAAACATTACTATTGCCATCTGTTATTTCCCAATATAACGCTAATTGTTTATCACTTGGTAATGAACCATAATTAAAAAAATCCATATTAAAACTAATTTGATAAGTTGCATTTAAAAAAGGAGTTGGAAATCCTAATGGTTGATTAAATACTTGAACCCAAGTATCTGTAGGATTTCCATTTGGATAATTAAAAGCTCCATCAATCAAAGTAGTAAAACTTATAGGCATACCATAACCATTCCATTTTATATTACCATTATTAATATAATCCCCAGTTGTAAATTGAACTATTCCTGTTGTTCCGTTAGTTTGAACGAAAAAGTTTTCACCGCAATTTACTTGCGTATTATCATTTGAATTTATACTTATAACACCTCCTCCGCCAGTTTGAAGGACAATATCTGCTCCGCTATTCAAATTAATACTATTATTCGTTGTATTCAAATTAATTTGATTATCACTCGTAATACCAATATCATAACCATTAGAACTACTTATATCTACTCCTCCGCTTGATGTAAGACTTATTGAACCATTTCCACCATTTCCAGTCCCTATTATTATACTTCCGTCGCTTGAAGATACAAATATTCCATCTGTTCCAGTAATATATGTATGTCCTCCATTAATATTAATATCATTTGAAGTAGTTAAATTAATAAGTCCCCCACTTTGAAGTGTTATATTTTCATTAGTTGTTGTAAAAGCAATATTATCGGTTGCGTTAATAGAAGCATTTACCCCAGCAACCAAAGCGAGATTATCAATAGTAGAAGTGATATTAATTGCTCCAGTTGTAGCAGATAAATTAAGATTATTATTAGTAGAAGTAAGATTTATTCCATTAGTTCCAGTTAAATTAAGAATATTATCAGCATTTAATTGTATATTCGCATTACTAAATAATCCTAATAATCCACCTCCATAACATTTCATAGATAAATCATTTCCTGAACCTTGAACAAGTTGAAGATACCCAGCTCCACCTAATCCTCCTTGAATACTAGTATTTGCTTGAATATTAATTGTATTATCAGTTATTGGAGTTCCAACTAAAAAATTCATAGTTGTTCCAGTTAATGATAAAGCAGAAGGAGTTAATTCAACTTTACTATTATTATTTACATTCAAAAGTAAATCATTAGAACAAGCGAGAGATAATTGACCACTATTATTAGAATATATAGTAGCATCTGTTGCTTGATCTGTAATATTTAATCCTGCACTATATTTTTCATTTAAAATATTTGTAATAGAATGAGAACTCATGTTTATATCTGAAATTCCTGCTGAATTACCAAGAATTAATGTTTGCGCTAGAGTTTGAGTACCTGTTGGTCCGGCAGGTCCAGTTGGTCCAGTTGGTCCAGTTGGGCCAGTTGGGCCAGTTGGGCCAGTTGCTCCAGTTGCTCCAGTTGCTCCAGTTGATCCAGTTGGTCCAGTTGCTCCAGTTGGTCCAGTTGGGCCAGTTGGTCCAGAAGGAATATTTTGTATTTCTGCCAGAAGATAATTTAATGTTTGATTGATAGTTGTGTTTGATCTATTTGCCATTTATATTATGAATATATTATTATTCCTAAATTTATCGCCAACGGCGATCTGATTTTCTATAGATGATCTTGATCATCTAGATAAAATTTATCTTGATTCATTTGTAGGAGTAAGAATATCCTTGGTAAATGTTATTTCATGATCACTGACAATGACTTGCGGATAAGATTTAATAATTGTACATGGACGTGTTTCCATACTTTTAACATATTGGATTTCTGGTTTTGATAATCCAATATATGATCCTAGAAGATAATCTAGATTCCTAGAATTTGCTGATTTTGGAAAGATAGTAATTGAATGAGCTTCATTCAGAATATGTCTTGTCTGTCGACCATCGCATAAAATATGATTTGTAAAGATCATAGAAGTCTTGGAATGTCTTCCTCTTTGAAGACCTTCATTCGCAATATTCAATACTTTATCTTTTATTTTTTTATTAGAAATAGAATCTATATCATCCATGATAACCATAGAGTTGGCAAGATCATTTATGTCTAAATCTTCTGTCAATAGTTCATCTAACTTGATTCTATTTATGAATTTGAATTTATCAAATGCTTTATCTTGATCAACAGAAGAAAATACAAATACTGGATTCTTAGGATATGCTTTATGATATTTCTCGATTATTTTTGCGGCTGTATAACTTTTTCCGCTACCAGATGCCCCAGCTAGATATGCTATAATTCTTTCCAAATCTTTATTTATAGCTAGTTCAAATTTTGATTCTGTATCATCTAAAATTAATTTATTAAAAGAATCCTTTACTTGATTTATTTCATTATCTTTAGCTAGATAAATCATTTTCGGTTTTTTCCATTTTGAATTTGTTATTTCTGCTAATTGACTTCCTATACCTTCGAAATTCATTATTATAATATATTATAATATAATATGTCTATTCAAACGAAGAAATTAAATAATCTTCCTAGTGAATTAATAAAAGATATTCATAAAATAGCAATAGGTCAGAGCCCATACTTAATTGGTTCAGGGAGTATTACTTCAATTACTTATAATTCTGATTTTGATTTGAATGAAAAAATTATAGTAAAAGATCTTGAAGGACATGTTCAACGATTAAGAAAAGAAAAGAATATATGGATACTTAGTGTTCATAATACTAAAGAATATATTCAGATTAATACTATCTGTAATATTAATGGAGTATTGACTGATGTGAATGATACTATATTTGTTCATTCTCAACCTACTAAACGACAGAAAGAAAAATTATTGAAAGAAGATATACATGAATTAATTTCTAATAAGAATTACTTCAAAGCTGTAAAAAGAATGTATTCATTATTAATTCTTACTCCTAGAAAGAATATTAGTATGATTAATTATCTAACTAATTTCTTGAATAGTAATATTGGACTTCTGTCAAGTATAGTCAATCAGTTAAACATTATAAAAAAATTTTATAGTGTTGAAAAGAATGAGAAACAATTAATTATTAATAATTTGGAATTATGTAAGTTAAATTTAAATAAAGTATATTGTGTTAAAATTGAAAATGAATTATTTAAAATGTTTAACATGAAAGATATTGATAAATTAATTAGTATCCTAGATAAGAAATTACAAGATTATGTATTTGATTTCTTGAATATAAATAAAAAATTATTTAAGATTTAATTTTACGACCTTTTCCATAAAATAATATATCTGATAATCGTGCTAAATCAGTAAAGCCTTGAAGAAATGCTTGGAAGTAAGGATAGAATTTTATATTTCTTATTAGTTCTGTCAAATCTTGTTTAACAAATTCTCGATCTGATTTATTACCATATTTATTTGATTCAAGAAGATTAAGTATGAGGTCTTGGCAGTTTGATGAAAAGGCATTATATATTTCAAATTTGTCGCCCATCCTAGTCCTAGTATTTGATATTACTTGATCTAATGAATATATATGATTATTTAAATTTACTTCTTGAATTTCTGTTCCAGTTCTAGAAGATTGATTTTCTATTTTATCAATCTTTTTTATATTTATAACTTGATTCTTATCGACAGAAATAATAATACCATTATCTAGGATTAACATTATTCCTAAATGAAATAGTTTATCATAGGATGTAGTAAATACTTTATTATTATCAATATATAATTTGAGAGCATATGTTAAAGCTGATGGAATAGGTCTACGAAATAATATCGCATTTACTACTCTATGATTTCCATACTTCTTTAATGTATCTCGTGAGTAAGGAGGAAGACCTTGTTCTCGTCCTTGAGTAAATGTTTTATAAGTATCATAAGCATTATATGCGCTTCCTATAAATCCTCCTTGAACATGTTGTCTTAATACTTGTTTAGCTAATCTTCTAGTTGGATGAGATGATATAATTTCGCCACTAGGATGATGAATATTATATATTTCAACTCCTCTTTTCTTTCTAATATACATTTATATATATAAGATAATTTAAAATTGAAAATAATTTAAAGATGTTAGATATTATAAGATATTATAAGATGCCTAGACTTCCAACAAATTATTCAAGAACAATTATATATGTTATTAAATGTAAAGATGATAATATAACAGAAGAATATGTAGGATCAACAACTGATTTTATAAAAAGAAAATGTAATCATAAATCAAGTTGTAATAATGAAAAAGATAATAATTATAATCAATTAAAATATAAATTTATTAGAGAAAATGGAGGATGGGATAATTGGATAATGTTAGAAATTGAAAAATATCCTTGTAATGATAAAAGAGAATCAGAAAAAAGAGAAGAAGAAATAAGAATTGAACGAAAAGCGAAATTAAATAGTCATAAAGTATATTGTTATGAAACAAAAGAAGAATATTTTAAAAAATGGAGAGAAGAAAATAAAGAAGATAAAAAAATTAAAGATAAAAAATATTATGAAGAACATAAAGAAGAACATAAAATAAAATGTAAAATTTATTATGAAGAACATAAAGAAGAATTATTAGAATATAGTAAATTATGGAGTAAAAAAAATAGAGAAAAAATTAGTAATAGAGGTAAAACTCAAAAATGGACTTGTTTTATTTGTAATAAAGAAATGAGAAAAGATGGTAAAAGTAGACATAATAAATTAATTCATCAAAATTTTTAATCTCTTATAATATATCAATGTATATTATAAGAAAGGTTCGCGGTAAAGAGTTATATTCTGTAAAAAATGTAGAAACTGGTAAGATACATTCTCATGCGACTACAAAAGCGAATGCTAAAAAACAAGTTAAATTACTTTTAGCAATCGATCATGGATTTGTTCCTCAATCTTCAAAAGATTTAGAAGGAGGTTGTTTTGGATTAAGTTGTTTTGGTCGAACAAATCAAGTTGCTCCTGCAAGAGAACCAATACAAGATGCGCTATATCTTGGAAGACCTGGAAGTATGAGAAGAGGAAATATTGCGCGTCGAGAGGAATTGATAAATGGAAGAATAACAAGACCTTCTAGTCCAGTTGAAAATAATGATAGTAGACCTCCTAGTTCTACTGGATCTGGTCGTATGAATCCAGCTGTTCAATCCATGATTACTTATCTTAAATCTTTGTATCCTCATAAGACTTTAATTTCAGTTGCTAATGAAATTCTAAAATTAACTGGACATAAAATGACTGGAAGAGGACGAAAATCTTTAACAGCTACTGAAATTGCTAAATATGTTATAGGGGCTATTGGAGCAACTTTAGCAATAGCAGTTGCTATATTTTTAATAAATAATGAAATACAAGAGGAAAAAGAATATCAAAAATCTGTAAAACAAATCGAAGAAGATAGAAAAAAATATAGAGAAGAACAAATGTATAATAAACAATATTTTGATAATAAGAAACAAGTAGAAGATAGTAGAAAACGCGCAGCTGATACAATACGTAATGATTTACAAAAGGAACGTGAGTTAATGGACAGAATAAATCAACAACAAGAATATGAAAAAAATTCAATATCAAATGATTATAGAAGAATAGTTGATCCGATATCAAACCCAAAAGGAGGAGCTAGATTATCTTCAGTTGCTCAGAACATGATTACTTACCTTAAATCATTATATCCCCATAAAACATTAATTTCAGTTGCTAATGAAATATTAAAATTAACTGGACATCATCGCTCTGCGATAGAGAACGGAGTTCTCAAGATGACTGGAAAAGGTAGAAAATCTACTAGCGCTTCTACTATTGCTAAATATGTTATAGGAGCAATTGGAACAGCTCTCGCAATAGCCGTAGCTGTATTTTTACTTTCTGAAGAAGATAAAAGTATAAGTCAACCTTCTATTCATCCTAGATTAGATAAAGTTGGTCCAGAACAGATAGATACTTATCCTTATCCTCCAAAACCAAGTTCAAAACCAGTGACACCTTCAGTGTCTGCGCCAAAGGCGCGTCAAAGTCCTGATATTAGTTTAGAAAATTTATATGGCGAACAAGCATTACCATCTTATACAAATATGAATAATCCTGGCTTTGGTAAAGTTGGCAGACCCAAGAAGAAATCAGAAGGTTATCCTATTCCTAGTGAAAATTTTGAAGGAAATCCTAGAGGTTATGGTAGAAGAAAAAGATTAAGAAAAACTAAATCAGATTCTCATCTTGAAGGAGGAATGTTTAGTTGGTTATTTGGTAATCGAAATCGAGTTGCTCCTACTCAAGATGTAAGATTGCGAAGAATTCTTACAAATAGCACTGAGAGAAATAGGGCTAGAATAGCTCCTATTGATACTGAAGCAATGCCAGTTTTAGAAGGTATATTACCTATTGGAAATGTTAATATTGATAATAGACGTCCAGGGACTCCATTTGATCCTAATCATACATTACCAGAAGGAAGTATAGTAAGACGTGGAAGAGGGAGAAAAGGAAAGAAAAATTTGAGAAAGAAAAAGGTATAAATTAACAGACGCCAGTAATTTCCCCAAATGGTTCATCTACTTGTAAAAAGATTTATTGGGTCTTTAGACCCAAATAAATCTTTCAGATCTCCGTAGGAGATTCTGTCAAATTAGGTCGACCGCGTCTTGTTTTTCTGACTGGAATAGGTAATCCTTTTTCAGTATATTTTTTCTCAAATGATATTCTTCTACGCTCTATTAAATCTTTTCTTTTATTAATTAAATATTGCTTTTTCCATTCATTCTGCATTGATAATATATATTGAAATCTTTCTTGAGTCATGGGTTTATGACCAATAGGAGGTTCTAGTTTTACTTGAATATTAGTATCATCTACACTAAAATCATTATTTCTATAAAATACCATTTAATTAAATATTAAGCAAATGTTTAATATTTAATTTTTAGAAAATATATTTATTTTACTTTTGACATCTCTCCTTCTGTCCAAGAAGTAGGTATTTGATTTACATAATAATCAGGAGGTTGATGCCAAATAAATTGATCATGACCTTTATTACTATAAATATCAACTCCACTTAGTCCATCATCTTTATCCGTCCATGTATTTTTAATATAAATTTGATTTTCATACTTTTTAAAGATTTGTTCAAGCTGAATAAATGGTTTATTCTTAGTTATAATAATAAAATCAAATGCTGTTTTATATTTATTAATAATTTTTGCTTTTCCATAATAATCATAATCATACGTTGTTTCAAGGTATGTAATTATTTCTTCCAAAATATTAGGAACTAACGTATATACCATAACAAAGTTTTCAAAATCATTGCCCATGAAATAATATTATATAATTTGTTTAATATTTAATTTATTAATAATTTATTAATAATTTATTCATAAGTTTTTTTAATATATCGAGATATTGGAGTTCTTTCATATTTTGTTTTTACTATTATTTCAGTCGCATTAAAATTACAATTTGGAGAATTTCCATAATAAGATCCTCCGTTTTGAGGTATATATTTATTATAAATCATAGCTATAATAAATTCTCCATTAGAAATATAATTATTTCCTTTTTTATTATGTATTTGCCTATATCTTTCAATAATATGTTTACCTTCATAACTAGAAATAATATATTTACTAGTATGACCTTTTAATCGTTTAAATATATTTGGTATTTCCATCATACAATTTAAAATATTTCTAGTATCTTCAAATCTTATAGGATATATTTCTTTATGAGTTAGAAATTGATAATTTTTATAACCATATCTATCTAAATTATGGGAAGCTTCTATTTTTTTAAATTCATCATAAAAATATCCATATTCATGATCATAATATTCATTAATTAATTTTTGAAGCTCCTCTGGCAACTTAGAATAGATAAATTTATAATTTTCTAAACTCATATATATTTAATATTTTTCTGTTTATATTTATTTTCTATATCCATTTGTCCATTTCTGTCCTTTTGTCCCATTCTGTCCGCTTTTTTAAAGAGTTTGAATAATACTATAATCTCTATAGTAAACTTTTGAAATTTGCGGACAAAAGGGACAAGGACAAACCAGTTTGCTGGGGGTTTTATACTCTTCTATTGTTTTATCCATTTCTATATAACTTTTCACTTTCTCCCTTTTCTCCGCTTTCTCCGCTTTCTCCGCTTTTTTAAAGAGTTTGTATAGTTTTATAGATTCTATAGTATACTTTGTAAATTACCGGAGAAAACGGAGAAAGGAGAAACCAGTTTGCTGGGGGAATCTATACAAAGATATTCAATATAATTAATATAAAAATAAAAATATAATACTAATAACAATGTCATGTTCATATTTAAAAAATAAATCTCATATTTACAAGTGGAGAGAGAATAATAAAATTAAATATTCAGAATATAGAACTAAATATCGAAAGCAACAAGCCATTTGGATGAAGATTAGCAGTGAATTTAGAAATATTTTATTTAATAATTAAAACCATAATAAGTCTTGTTTTTTTTAAATTTAATTTTTATATCAAATTATTTTGATATAAAAAAAATCTAATATAATGATATAGAAATGAGCATCCAAAAATTTGTAACATTTACAATTCCGACAATTCAAACTTATAAAAATAATAAAGGTCTTGAAAAAAAGAAACCTATTGGAATGCCAAAAGATTGGACAAATATAATTACAGAAGAAAATTATAAAGAATATAATAAGGAAGGACATGAAGTCAAATGCCTTATGACTGGTAAAATGAGTGGTATTATTGTCATTGATTTTGATAATAAAAGTAGTTATGATAAAATATGTAACGATTATCCTAATCTAAAAACTTATAAAACTATAAAAACTCGAAGAGGATATCACGTATATTGTTTATATGATGATAAAATTTTAACTACAACTAATGGTTTAATTCATTATGAAGGAGTTGATATTTGTTCTGACAATCATATGGTATTTTGTCCTCCTACTTATTACTATGATCTCGAAAATAATAAAATAGAATATGAAGATCTTGGTGGAGAAATAATGGAAATTCCTAATATTATATCAAATGATCTCAAACAAAATCAAATTAAAAAAGTTAAACCCAAGTTCATAGCTGATAATACTTCGCAAAGTAATGGAGATCTTATAATCTCTGAAAGCGACGTTGAGGGCTCTGCCCTCTACGCCAAAGGCGTGTCAGAAAATACGTCGCAAAGCGACCTATTTAAGTTGCCTAAAGGCAACGAAAATAAAAAAATTGATAATATAGACATCGAAAAAAATTATAATATTATAAAGACTTGTTTGGATAATGGATTATTAAATCAAAGAGCTAATATGGATTATGATGCTTGGAGAAATGTTGGATTCGCAATTAGACATTCAACTAAGAAAAGTAAAAAGGGATACGAATTATGGTTACAATTCAGTAAGATTAATGAAGAAAAATTTGAAGAAAAAGAAACTAAAAACTTATGGACTAAAACAAAAGATAAATTTGATAATCCTATTACAATTGGTTCATTAATTAAATGGGCAAAAGATTGTAATCTTGATCTTTATAATTCTTTATTCGCCAAACCATCTTTTGAATATTATATTAGTATTGAAGATTTACAAGATACTTTTAATCTTTCAGTTATTATTTCTAAAACATTAAAATCGAATCTTATACTTTGTGACGAAAAATGGTACATGGTTAATTCTGATAATTTATGGAAGCAACAAAAAGAACCAAGTTTTTATATTACTAATGAAATACGTAAATATATTGATTTCAGTAATAAACTACTTGTTATTAAAATAGCGGAAACTTCAGATCAAGATTTGAAAGAAAAAATGATTAAACAAAGTAAGCAATATTTGGAATCATATCGCACAATTTCGACTTGTAGTTTTATAAATGTTATTACAAAATATTTGAAGACTTTATTAACAGATAATAAATTTTCTGAAAAATTAGATTCAACTCCTCATGTATTAGCTTTCAAAAATGGAATTATGGATTTGCGAACGAAAACGTTTAGAGAGGGAATTTTATCTAGTGACTTTATTACTGACACAATTCCTTATGACTATAAACCTTGTAATTCTGAAAAGAAATCATATTTAAAAGGTATATTGAAAAAGATATTGAATAATAATGATGAACACCTAGAATATTATTTGAGTATAATTGGATTTAGTTTTATTGGAACACCAGATTTGGAAAAATCAATTTATTTTATGATTGATAAAACGTTTGGAGGGAAAGGTGATAATGGAAAGACAATTTGGTATGATATCTTAAATACATTAATGCCAAATTATGTCTATAGATCAAAGGCGTCTTTGATAGAAAAGAATAATACAAAAGTCCATAAACAATTGGCTATGACAAAAGGAAAACGATTAGTTTGGTTAGAAGAACTTCCAAAAGATAAGCAAACGAATGCTGAACTTATGAAAGAAATAGCAGATGGTAAACAATTGGAAAATGAAATTATGTTTGGAACTAGTGAAACTTTAAATATATTGTTTAAAATGTTTATTTTATCAAATCATGTTCCCAAAATTGATCCCAACGAGTCAGCAGTTTATAATAGATATAAACAAATATCATTTAATTCTCATTTTGATAGAACCGGTGAACGTACAGAAGAAGATCCAAAAAATTTATTATTTATTGCGGATTCTTCTCTTGGTGATAAAATTAAAAATGAATATTATAATGAAGTATTTGATTTAATTATTGAATACGCTAATAAATATTATGAAAAGAAAATACCTAAAATACCACACCAATTTCTTAAAGATACAACTGAAACGCAAAAATCAAATGATCCTTTTGCTGAATGGTTTCATGATAATTGTAATATTGATTCTTCTTCAAAAGTAGCTTTGAAACAATTAGTTTCTGGAAGTTGTATGACTGAAAAAGAAGTCAAAGAAGGAATGTCGAGATTGGGATACAAGTATAAAAAAGATTTGTGTAAATTGGGAAAGGATTCTTTTGGTAAATTTTATAAAGGTGGGTATGAAGGTATAAAATATGTTCCAGATGATGATTGTGATGAAGAAGATTAATTGTTATTGTTTATGATGTTGATTTATAAATCAATATCATATTATTGTATGGGTACTCATGCGAACTGGTTTCTCCTTTCTCCGTTTTCTCCGGTAATTTACAAAGTATACTATAGAATCTATAAAACTATACAAACTCTTTAAAAAAGCGGAGAAAGCGGAGAAAAGGGAGAAAGCGGAGAAAAGGACAGAAATGGACAAATGGATATAAAAATGGATAAATCAAAATCATAACTATATTATTATATAAAAGCCCAGCAAACTGGTTTGTCCTTGTCCCTTTTTGTCCGCAAATTTCAAAAGTTTACTATAGAGATTATAGTATTATACAAACTCTTTAAAAAAACGGACAGAATGGGACAAAAGGACAGAAATGGACAAATGGATATAAAAATGGATAAATCAACAGAAGAATAGCTAATTATATCTTTTCCAAATATAAATGAACTCAGTATAATTATTATTTTTTCTTTTTCTGATTGATAAAGGTATTTTTTCATGATACTCTCCTAGTAATGAAATAATAACATTTTCATAGATTTCACTAGGAACATTCAGACAATAATAACCTCCTAGTTTTAAATTTTTGAATGTTCTGTCAATTATAGATTTATAGAACTCATTCCATTGATCTTTAGTCATTACTTCTTGATTACTATATACTTCTTTATTATAATATGGAGGAGATGTAAATACCATATCATAATCAAGTAATGAATAATCTATTTCTAGGCAATCCTTAAAAATTAAATTAATTCGACTAGAAGATCTCTCATGAATTATTTTTACCATTTCTTCATAAGGTTTAATCAAGTTTATATTTCTGTCAATTCCAATATAATCAATATTCATCTTACAAGCAGCCAATAATCTTCCTCCCCAACCCATAGTAAAATCTAGGATACACTTAGGTTTGAACTTATTATATATGTTCATAGCAATCAAAGGCTTGAATACAGCTATACTTCCAAAATATAACTGAAATATTTTCATGTAAATTTGTATTTTATTATTACTTCCATTTTTATGAAAATTATAAATATTATTTACATAATTCTTTGTTTTATAATAATCTATTTTTTCAACAAATTCATAAAAATTAATTCCTTGATAACCAATTGTATTCAATCTTTCTTCAAGAGTAAAATAATCAATAAATTTAATTCCTAGTAAAGTATTTATTTTTCTAGGAATATCATTATTATTTAAATTAAATAAATTATGAAAGTCCTTAATTACTACTTCATAATTATTTCTAGGTTTTAGTAATTTACATATTTCATGTTTATTCATTATTTTTATAATTAATATTAAAAAATATTAAACTATACTTATTTCCAGAGATTAATTCAGTATTACTATGTTCTAATTTTGAACCATCAAATATAATAGGACTATATTTTGCGTTATATTCAGTTCCATTTATTATTATATTACATCCTTCATAATCACCAAAAGATAATAACATACTTTTTCCTACATTATTAGAATCAATATGTTTAGGGCAAACTAAATTATGATTTAATTGAATTGATGTAAATTCAAATGGACAAATTAATTTACCTAATATTAATAATTCTTCATATAATTTAGGATGCTTTTTAGTATTAGAAGACATTACTATCTTACGTCCTATCTTTTGTTTACATAATCCAAAAACGCAACCTCTGTATCTAGGAAATCCGCGTCTATTATTATTACTTTTTCCACTTGGAAGTATATCATAGGCTTGTTTAATTGGTATTTTTATATTTTTTAATAATTCTTCAACATTAGAAACGACAGAAGGATTAATCTTCCATTGTATAATATCCATAATATAATAATATAATTTATTCGTAAAAAATAAACTAATAATAAATATTATAATATTATAATGGAAGAAATAAAAAATAAATTAAAAGAAAATCGATCTCATCTTTCTGATTCTTCTGTCAATACATATGCTTCTACGCTCAAGAATCTTTTTTACAAGGTATTTCCAAATTCTACTTTTGATATAAAATTATTTAATAAATCAAAAGAATTTTTAAAATATTTAGAAGATGTTTCTCCAAATAAAAGAAAATCAATATTATCTTCATTATTCGTTTTAACAAAAGATCCAATTTATCAAAAGAACATGGTTCATGATATTCAAAATTATGAAGAAAATATAAAGATGGAAGTTAAGACTCCTACTCAAGAAAATTATTGGATTGATAAAGATGAACTAGAT